GTATAACTCTAAAAAAGTTAATAGCAATTTTTTCTTTGCAAAACCTTCGATATCTTCTGACGTCAAATCCGACTTTTTCAATTGTGTCAACATTCTATTTTCGTCAAAAACAGATGTTGTGTACAAAGTCCATAAAACAGATTGTAAAAATGGTTTGTTAGGAAGCTTTGTTTCGTTTAAAACGCGTTCGTAGAACTTACAAAACTCTCTTAACTGTTTTTCATTTGAAAATACATAATCGCCTTTTTTTAATTTTTTGACTACGTGTGCTGCCGTACCATCACGTCTTCCTGAACCAGCTACGATTACCATCTTGTCACTAAGCAATTCGTTCTCGTCTAAAAATTTAGCTAATTTAACAAACTCAGGATCTCCCTCTAAAGCAAACGAATACACATAATCTTGTAATGCCCAGTTGACAGCTGATGTATTCATCGAAATTACTGTCTTGAAATTAGCGGTTGGATCAATTATGTAGCGCACTGGTTTTATATGTTTTCTCAAGTAATAAAGACGATGTTGCCCGTCGATAACTTCCATTTTTTCATTTACCAAAATCGGCTGGCGTTGTCCTTCAGAAAGTAGCTCCTCTTCCAATTTAGGATTTTCAGTTATTTTTCTATTACTAATTTTGCGAAACATATCATATTCAGTAGTTGTTAAAATTTCATTTGTATTTAAGTTCATATTCATGTTATAATCCTCTTGTAAAGTTTTTTAGTATGCGCCTGATTGCCGTCAGGTGCCTTTTTTGTTATTTGATTTCATCTAATGCGTACAATCGTTCAATGGTTGTACGCTTTTTCCATAAACAAAAGCTCATTCCAAAAATGTTGATTTGAATCCATGCTTCAGCGTAATCTTTCCCATTACTTGCATAATGAGTTATATAATGACGTATCATATTTACTCCTTTCCAATTCTGCAAAATCCTTTATTAGAAATTTGAAATTTCTCTCTTTTATTTATTAAGAGAAGTAGGACTTGTTGTTAGTTAATATTTGTTGTTATTTAATACTTGTTGTTAGTTAATATTTGTTAGTGTAAAAAAATTTACATGTATTATTTTTACATGTATTATTTTTACATGTATTATTTTTACACTTGCAAACCTTGTGACCGTAATTCATCAAAAAGCCTCTCTTGCATTATTTGAAAACTAAACTCTGATATTTTTCTGTCAGAGAAAAATCTAAAGATTCGCGAACCAGTCCCGCGCCCAAAAGATACCTTAATTTCTCGCAAATAGCCCGCTTGTTTCAATTTTTCAAAGTGCTTCAAAACAGTTCGATAATTCAAGCCCGCTCGTTTTGCTATCTCTTCAGGATAGACTTGCCAAGTAGAGATATTGCTCAAAACAATCATCAGTACTCCTATTTCAGCCGCTCCAAGCGCAGGATCGTTGATGAAATCATTACTAACAGCGGTATAGTCGTTAGTTGGATTCCTGAAAGATGAAATCCACTTTTAAGTTATAAAGTTTTTTCTTATCCATGCGAGCTCCTTTCTCCTTTTATTTTTCGCCCCTCTACTCCGTTATATCGATTATGAACGAATTTTCGTTCACTTGGTGAAAAAATTAAGCAGTATCGCCTGCTGGTGTGAAAAGGTATTTTAGCTCATATTCTGGAAAAAATTTTTCCTGAACTAACATAGCTTCTTGAAAAGTGAAAGGGTACTTTCCTTTTAGTTTGTCACTAACTGTTTGAGATCGTACGCAAAGATAGTCAGCGATATCTACAATAGAGATACCTTTTTCCTTTCGTGCCTCGTCAATGTTCAACATACGCAACTCCTTTCTAAACGAATTTTCGTTTATTATATTTTAAAATTAAGCTCGTTTCCTTGAGCTTGAATATATAATAAACTTTTTTTCGTTCATTGTCAATAGAAAAACGATAAATTTTTAATTTTATTTTTCTTTACAAACGAATTTTCGTGTGATATAATGTAAAAAAAGGAGAAAAAGCTATGACAGAACAGGAATTAAGAGAACTCATAGAATTGAGATATGGGAGTGTTCGACAGATGGCATTAAAAGTAGGTATGCCAGCGTCTACTATAAATTCCATTCTCAATAGAGGAATTTTAAAATCTAATGTTGATAATATTTTTAAAATCTGCTCAGCGCTTGGTATTCGCCCTGAAACATTAGCAGACGGCGTGGATTTTCACAAAGCAGAAACTGAAGCCCCTGAAATCCTAACCATCTATAACCAACTAGAAGAACCTAGACAAGAGAAGGTCCTCGACTTTGCCAATGCTCAACTTGATGAGCAGGAAAGTTCTAAGGTTGCTTCTATCTTCGAGAAGGTAAGCAATGTAGATTATATCATTGACTACGTTGAGGGATTGGTTGCAGCAGGACATGGAACGTTTCAGGAAGATAATCTACACATGGAAGTCAAGCTCAGAGCTGAAGATGTGCCAGAGGACTACGATACTATCGCTAAGGTTGCTGGTGATAGCATGGAGCCACTCATAGAAGATAATGACTTATTATTTATCAGAGTAGCTAGCCAAATTGATATCAACTCAATCGGGATCTTCCAGATAAATGGCAAGAACTTCGTCAAAAAACTTAAAAGAGATTATGACGGATCATGGTACTTGCAAAGTCTAAATAGTGGATACGAGGAAATCCACTTGTCAGAGAATGACGACATCCGTACAATCGGAGAGGTCGTCGACATTTACAAGATTTAAAAAGGTGCAATTTAAAATTTCACCTTCAGAGAGGTTTTAATATGGGAATATTTAATTTTTTATTTGGAAGTAAAAAACCAAAAGAGTCGCAACAAATTTCTGTCACTGTTTCCAAATCTAAGGAGTTTGACTACTATCGGCCTGAATATTTCAGGATACTAAACTCAAGGCCTAATATGCATGAAATTTATGGTAGAAGTTTTGATTTTCCAAAATACAACGATAGATTTATAACTCAAGAGGGGTACCCCCTCAGAGAGTTATTGCTCTTGGTTTGGTGGGGTAAAACAAAAAGTGGAAGAAAATCGACTATCTCAATCCCTCAATATTTTTTCTATGATTACAATCTAAACGCTGAAAAAACAACAAGAAAATTCAAAGATAAAGCCTTACTTTATGATGATGACGGCAAAACACTTTTGACTGAAGAAGGGAAGGCTATCGCTGATAAATACTCGTCACTATGGGAGATACACTCAGCTAAAGAATATCCGACAAATCTTGACATCGACTTTCCAACATGGGATAAAAATAAATTTGATTTAATGATGTGTCAAATGCAAATAAGATATCATAGCGAATACGCTAATTTTTGCAAAGAATTAGTTAATTATTTCAACTCCCTAAATGCACCGACAAGCGCTTTAGAAATTCACAATGAAATCAATCGCTACATAAATGAAATGAATAGTAATTTAGCAATAGTGAATGACTTGAAAGAAAAATTGTTCATCTTACAAGATAGAGTAGATGATAATATGTAACAAACAAAAAAGCCCCACGCTCTCAAAACTTTGGCGAGTCTGAGCGTGAGGCTTACGACAAGAAAGGATTTTCATGGAGATAACCTCGCATGATGTCTTTTCTTGTACCTATTTTATCAAAAAAGGGGTACAAATTCAATGAAAACAACGAATAAGGTGGCAATATATGTCAGGGTTTCAACTTCTTATCAGGCTGAAGAAGGCTACTCAATTGATGAGCAGAAAGATAAGCTTGAAGCCTACTGCAAAATCAAAGACTGGAAAATCTACGATTTTTACGTTGACGGTGGGTTTTCAGGTTCAAACACAAAAAGACCTGAACTAGAGCGCCTGATTGACGATACAAAAAGAAAAAGATTTGATATTGTGCTAGTCTATAAGCTGGATAGGTTAAGCCGAAGCCAGAAAGATACACTTTTTTTAATTGAAGATGTATTTTTGAAAAACGACGTTGCTTTTATCAGCTTGCAAGAATTTTAAAAAGATAAGTTTCTTAGAAAGAATAGCTTATACTATGATATTCTCAGGAGCAGTTGGAAATATGATAGATAGACTGTTCAGAGGATTTGTAGTAGATATGCTAGACTTTAGAGGTATTTGGTCTTTTATCTTTAACTTTGCAGATGTATGGATAAATATAGGTGTAATTTTGATAATAATAGAACATTTAATTTTTAATAGAAAAA